GGCTATGTTCTATGTATCAACCTAATGAATGTATGCAAGCCATAGACAACAAGGGTCCGTACCTCACAGAGAAGGCGTGTGAGCAGCGAATTGCCACTATGATAGAAGATACGCGGCTACTTTTCCCGTATCTAATCCAAAAAGGCTACCGTTGTGAGTACAATGATGGTGAAAGCACATAAATTATGAACCTCTTGCCCCAACCGCGCACCAAAAAGCGTGAACTAACCGAAAAACAGAGCAAATTTCTAGATATCCTGTTCGAAAATGGTGGTCAGGTGACCAGAGCAGCCGTAGATGCGGGATATTCGGAGGGATCTGCAGGTTGGTTACGCAAAAACCTAGCTGATGAGATAGTCGAACGTACAAAAGACGTGCTCTCTATGAACGCTTTTAAGGCCGCTACACGCCTTGTAGACACAATAGACAACCCTGCCCCCGAACGAGGTGATGACCTACGCCTCAAGGCCGCTGAGAGCCTCTTAAATCGTGTAGGAGTACGTCAAGCAGAAACAATCAACCACAATGTAACGGCTATGCACGGCGTGGTCCTGTTACCACCCAAGAAAGAGGTCGTGATCGATGGAACTAGTTAGAGATGTAATGAAAAGAGTGAGGCCATATCTTCTCACAAAAAAAGATTTCGAAGGAAAAACAAAAAACGAAGCACGTCAGATGCTCTATCGTAATGCCCAAATACTTGGTTACGACGATGTACAGGGTGGGGAATACGTAACAGACATGCTAGAAAAGTACTATCCCTCATCTAAGGGACGATCTGCAGAGAGATCAGCAGAGAAAGACTAGACGTTGGCAGGACGCCCTAAAAAAGATCCTAATGCTCCCAAAGCCACGTACCACATGTCCAAGCGGGAACGTGCCCGTCGTGCCGCCCAAAAGAAACTTACAGCAGCCAAGAAGAGTGCAGAGAAGGTAACCAAACGAGCGGAGGGTAAGCGCAAGTATGCTAAGAAGATTGCAACTAGCATGGGCAAAGTTGAAAATGCCCTCAACGCCAAAGCTACCACAGTTATCGATCAAGGGGATCTTACCGATTTGCCCCCTCCGGTCACTGACCTCGTCGAAGATGCAGAAATTATATTCAAGCCTAACGACGGTCCCCAAGAAGATTTCCTGTCTGCTGGCGAACGTGACGTTCTTTACGGAGGGGCCGCCGGGGGAGGGAAAAGTTTTGCGCTTCTTGCGGACCCGCTACGTTATTGTCACAATCCTAACCATCGTGGTCTACTCCTGCGCCGTACTCTTGATGAACTAACCGAACTTATCGACAAGTCACGCCAACTATACATCAAGGCGTTTCCCGGAGCGAAGTTCCGTGAGTCGAAGTCTACGTGGCACTTTCCGTCTGGTGCTACGATATGGTTCACCTACCTCGACAAGGACAAAGACGTAACCCGTTTTCAAGGACAAGCATTCAACTGGATAGGCATCGATGAAATCACACAATACCCCACGCCTTATGTCTGGGACTACTTGCGTTCTCGCCTTCGCACTACTGATCCTGAACTCCAGCAACACCTGTACATGCGCTGCACTGCCAACCCGGGGGGAGTGGGAGGTTGGTGGGTCAAGAAAACCTACATAGAAGGAGTCGAACCCAACAAGGCATTCCCTGCTTTCGATGTAGAAACAAAGAAAGAGTTCTTGTGGCCCGATGGTCACGAAAAAGCGGGACAGCCTCTCTTCTATCGCAAGTTCGTCCCAGCACGTTTGACTGACAATCCGTACCTCATGGCAGACGGTCAGTACGAAGCGATGCTCAGATCTCTACCGGATGTAGAACGCAAAAGACTTCTAGAGGGTGACTGGGATGTAGCGGAAGGAGCAGCCTTCCCAGAGTTCTCTCGTGAGAAGCACGTCGTAGAACCCTTCGAACTTCCGACGAACTGGCCCCGCTTACGTATGGCGGACTACGGATACGCTGCACCATCTTGTGTTCTCTGGGGTGCCATCGACTGGGACAACAACATCTGGATCTACAGAGAGTTATACCAAAAACACTTGACAGCGGAAGAGTTAGCCGCTAGAATACTAGAAGCCGAACAACTAGATCCTCTACCGCACTACACGGTCCTTGACTCGTCTTGCTGGAACAAGACAGGTTTTGGGCCTTCAATCGCAGAAGTGATGATGAGAGCAGGTGTGCGTTGGACTCCTGCAGACCGCAATCGTATACAGGGCAAGATGGAGATACATCGACGCCTAGCCAACGATCCGTACACAAACGAACCTCGTCTACGCTTCTTCTCTAGCTGTCAAAACATCGTCAAGCAAATAGCAGGTATACCCCTGTCTAAAACGAACAGCGAAGATGTAGACACGAAGGCAGAGGATCACGCATACGACGCTCTACGTTATGGAATGATGACACGGATGAGCGGCTACGCTTCTATACACCAACAACTAGGTGCGATAAAGAATCAAGTTCACCAAGTTCAAGATGAAGTATTCGGGTACTAACCTATGGCAAAGTCTGACACTAAAAACATTGATCTCAGCACTCTCACACTCAGAGAAGCAGCTACGATTTACGCGAATGATATAGCTGTTGGTGGTAAGGGATTAAAAAACCCCGGTGGTTTTGTTTCGTCTACGGTGCGACTATTTAGTGACATAGCAGATGAACCCGGTTCTGCCCTCGATTTGTTTATCCCCGGAGAAGATGGTAAAACTCCAATTTCGTTAGTCTTAGAAGATTTGCCAGAAGACCAAGATAATTTAAAACCAACTATGCTAAACCTGCGTCTGATAGGTCACAACTTACTTAAAAAAGGATTAGCAGAAACGGATAGCAGGTATGCGTTTTTACCTGACTCTGCAACAAAAAGCGATAAAAACGAAAGAATTTTTGGTAGGCTTGAGCCTAAAAAATCAGAGTCTTTAATAGCTATTAATCCTGACAGGGATGTTCAGCAAGAGTTTTTTTCACGCCTCGCTGCCAAAGCTGATGATCCAGCCGTTCGTAAGGAAGCACTAGCTGCTGTATTTCTGCTCAATACAGGTCTTCGTTCAGAGGTCATTGAGCAGCTAGAACCACACCACTACGACGCAAAAAAGGGTGCGCTATATATTCCCGGAGAGGTAGCTGGCACAAAAGGCAATCCTGTAAATATTCCGCTAAACCCTATGGCGGATTCTATCATTCAAGAATTTATTCAAGAACGTAAAAATAATGGATTAGGCGCAGATGCTGACGGTAAAAATCGTATATTTTTTAGACTAGGTAAACGGAATCAGCCGGGGAAAAATATACCTAAAATAGTAAGAATGCGCACGGGAAATGTCACAGATGTCATGCGCGACATTAAAATTGACAAATTAACATACGATGTAAAAACAGATACATTCTACGATACGTTGAGTCCAGAGGGTTTAGATAAACAAGTCAAGTCTGGATCACGCCTTCTAAGAAATATACATGCTACACTAGGAGAAGCTATTGGTATTCCAGACCACAGAATTGCATACCTAGAGGGGCGAAGCACAAAAAGCATCAGAAAAAATATATCAACGGGTGCCCTAGAAGTGTACCAAGTAGCGTTTCCTTTTGCTATAAGTGATTTGGATAGACAACACGCCTCTGCATATTCTGGATTTTTTGCAGAGGCTGCAGAAATTAGTGGTCTTGATTTTGACCGGGTATTAAATATGCAAAAACCTCGTGTTTTTGCCGACACTCCCGGATACGAAGGGTACTTCGATAAGCCTGTCACTGCTAAACCCACAGTCGCTGCCCCTCTCAAAGAAGCGGCAGGTGACACAATAGACTTAACTCCAGAGCTAGAACGAAAGCTCAAAGAAGATGGTGTATTCGATAAGTTTATGGAAAAGGTTAAAGCCTCCGGTAAAACAATAAAAAGAACAGCGGGAGGTTTACTCACTGGCACTATAGTAGGTAATTTACTGTACAATCTAGCTGAAAATCCTAAAGAGACTTTAGGAGAGATCGCACGAGATGAGGCGATAGAGGGAGCATTTAGACTACTCACTAAAGCTACAACTCTTCCAGCATCAGTTGCAAGTATGATCATAGAACCAACGGCTAAACAAGCTGGCCCAGAAGAAACTATGATAGACCCACCTCTACAACCGCCCTCAGAAAAGAACGAACTTACACGATACCTTGAAAGCATAGGACGTTCTAGAATGGCTACTGCTGAAGAGAGTATGCTGCAACCTAACATCAGATACACAGAACCTGATGGTAAATTTACTGACCCCAAACTAGAACTTATGCGACGACAGTCTGTAATCCAAAAGGACGTAGACGACATGTCCAGTATCGCAACAGAAGATGCAGGATTTATACAAAAAAATAGGGAACCTGAAGCTGCCCTTAATTCACAACAAGGCTTCATCACTCAATAAATATAGCCTAAAGGGAGATTCCGATGGCGAACACTACAACTGGTAACTACAACTACGGTGAGGCGTACATTATGAATGCCGACAAAGTTGCTGTAGATACAGACGAGGGTGCAACAAAGCTCTATCGTGAGGGCTTGGAGTTTGACACTCGTGCTAAAACTGACGTCCTTACAGAAGACATGCCTAAAAAACAAACCAAGCCTACTGTAGAAGCTTCATTCAATACTATGGCTGAAGACAGAAACTACTTTAGCTAATAGGGAAAAGTAGATGGCTGATAACTTCTTAGAGCCAGATGAGGATGCTGCTATTCCCATCGTGAATCCTGATGATCAAATGCCCGGTTTAGCGGGGCACATCAGAGCTAAATTCGACGATGCGGAAAACGGTAGATTTTCCAATGAGCAACGGTGGCTTCAAGCCTACAAAAACTTCAGGGGAATCTACGACTCGACTACACAGTACCGTGATAGCGAAAGATCGAAGGTCTTCATCAAGATAACAAAGACGAAAGTCTTAGCTGCTTACGGGCAGATCATAGATATCTTGTTTGCAAATAAGAAGTTTCCCATCGTTGTTGAGCCGACTCCTATGCCAGAGGGTATAGAAGAGTTTGCTCACATGCGTACCCCAGCAGACGAAATCAGTCCTCCAGAAGATCCGTACGGTTTTCCGGGCGATGGCAGAACCCTAGAGCCGGGTGCTATGGCAGCACAAGGTCCACATGTATTAGGATCTTACGGCAAAGAGTTTGGAGATATGCTTGTTCCCGGCCCTGCCAAAGTCGGAGAACCACAATTCGAACCTGCAAAAGAACAGGCTCGTATGATGGAGAAGTGCATACACGACCAACTTCTCGACAGTAACGCAGTAAGTGAGTTTCGCAAGGCTGTGTTTGAGTCCTCACTTTACGGCACGGGAGTTGTTAAGGGTCCGTTTAACTTTTACAAGCGTGTACATAAGTGGACACGAAATGAAAACGGTGAGCGTGAATACACTCCGTACGAACGCACTGTGCCGCGTATAGAGTACGTATCTATTTGGGACTTTCATCCCGACCCTGCAGCTACATCTGTAGAGGATTGTGAATACGTAATCCAGCGGCATCGTATGAACAGACAACAACTTCGTGGCCTAATTATGCGTCCACACTTCTACGCAGATGAAATTGAAGAGTGTCTAGCCAAAGGTCCGAACTACGAGGACAAATACTATGAGGACACAATCCGCGAGGACGAAACGGAACCTCACGTACAAGAAAACAGGTATGAAGTTCTAGAGTATTGGGGCGTCCTCGACTCTGAGTTTGCCAAAGAAACTGGCCTAGAGGGTGCGGAGGACATGTCAGAGTTCGACCAGATGCAGGTCAACGTCTGGGTGTGTGGCACACGAGTAATACGATGCGTAGTCAATCCGTTCACACCTGCTCGTATACCGTTTCAGTCGTTCCCGTTCGAAATTAATCCGTACCAGATTTGGGGCGTTGGCGTAGCGGAGAATATGGAAGACGCACAGATGCTAATGAACGGACACGTTCGTATGGCAATCGACAACCTCGCTTTAGCTGGTAACCTTGTCTTTGATGTGGACGAAGCATCACTCGTTCCCGGACAGAACATGGACATCTTCCCCGGCAAGATATTCCGTCGGCAGTCTGGTGTGACGGGCACAGCGGTCAACGGCCTCAAGTTTCCGAACACCGCACCTGAAAACATACAGATGTATCAGATATCGCGGCAACTGGCTGACGAGGAAACGGGCATACCGTCGATCATGCACGGTCAAACAGGGGTAACGGGCACCGGACGCACAGCAGCAGGACTGTCTATGTTGATGGGATCTGCAGGACTGTCGATGAAGACTGTAATCAAGAATATCGATGACTATTTGCTACGTCCTATCGGTGAAGCATTCTTTCAGTGGAACATGCAGTTCAGCGAAAAGATGGAGGAGATTGCGGGAGACTTGGAAATCAAGCCTCGTGGTGTAGCAGCAGTCATGCAAAAAGAAGTGCGTACACAACGACTAACCTCGTTGTTACAAACTGTAGCTAACCCCATGCTTGCTCCGTTTGTAAAGATACCCAACCTGATGCGTGAGTTGGCTATCTCGCAAGACATCGATCCTGACAGCTTAGTTAACGATGTCAATCT